ATACTGGAAAAAAGCCGGTGAACTGCTCGGAGTAATTGACAAAAACCAGCCGCTCGTCGTGTCAATAGATGGGCTTCCGGCGTTCGCTTCCGGTGGCTTCACCGACGGCATAAGCATCGCCGGAGAAGCTGGCACAGAAGCCATTATATCCTTTGACCCGGCGCACCGCAAAGAGAACATAGGCTACTGGGCCCAAGCCGGTCAACTTCTCGGACTGGACGATTTTTCACTCGCCGGGCTGACGGAGTCCACAGTCATCATTTACGACTTCTCTGGCTTCCACTACAACCCGCAGATCGAGGCCGATGGAAACACAGACACCAGCGATCTCATGGAAAAACTGAAGCAGCACGAGCTCGAGTTCTTTGACTGGCTTGAGCGCTGGCTGGCCAGAAGGGAGGTCGGAGACTTTGCGCGTCACGCGATTTATTAACTATACCACAAGGCAGGGCGACACCTTCGACGCGCTCGCCCTGTCTGTTTACAATGACGAGAAAATGGCGAGCCGCATCATCGAATATAATCCGGATTATGCCGACGTCATAATATTCGATGCTGACGTGCCGCTGAGGATCCCTATTTTCGACAGCGTGGAAACGCCCGCCACGCTGCCGCCATGGAGGCAAAGCACATCATGAAGCTAATATACGAAGGTGTGGATATATGGCCGAGTGTCTCGGTCAATGCCTGCGTCCATGAAATGAACGCATCCGGCCGCAGCGACACGCTGGTCATACGCTTCAACGACACCAAGGGCCTCTGGAGCAAATGGAACCCGGTCAAGGGCGAAAAGGTCGAGCTCGTTGAGGGCGCGGCCCGTACTGGGAAAATGTTCGTCTCCGGGATCGAACCGGAGAACGGGCTCTTTACATTGAGAGCGATGTCCATGCCCCTGAGTGGCGAAAACATCAACAACAGGTCATGGGAGTCCATCGGCTTCCTGCAACTGGGCCAAGACATAGCAAAGCGGCACGGCCTTGACTTCGCATACTACGGCGTAAAGGATCAGATTTACCCCTACCTATCGCAGAACGGCATGACCGACTTCGAGTTCTACCTTCAGAGGTGCCAGCTCGAAGGTTGCGGGATGCTTATATTCGACGGGAAGCTGATCGTCTACAACGAGCAGTACATGGAAGGGCTGGAGCCGACGGCCACGCTGGAGATCGGCGAGGACGGTGTATTTGAGTATTTTGACAACAGCGCCCTCTCCTACGGATCCGCGGAAGTGGTCAGCGGGAAATATAAGGGCACATTCACCGCACCAAACGGCGGCAACTCCAGCCGGGTGCTGAGGCCAAGGATCCCGATCCACTGCACAAGCAACGCCGAGGCCATGAGATACGCCAAGGGCCTGCTCAGGGCAGCAAACAAGGACAGCTACACCGGAACCATCAAAAAGAGCCTCCTGCTGGGCTACGCTGCGGCCAGTCTAATCAATATCAAGACGGCCAAGGCCAGCGCGTGGGACGGCCCTGTATTCATTACCAAAGCCCGCCACGACTACATCAAGGGGGAGACAAAGCTCTTTTTCAGGAAACTATTGGAGGGATATTGATGGCAAACATTGAAAAAGGCACGATCCTGACCATTGAAGGCCCTGCCGATAGAAATGGAGACTTGACCATGGCCAGAGTGAGCCCGAGCCAAAGCAACAGCCTCGTCTCCCGGCCCGTGGTCATACCGTGGTATATGCGCGGCGCTTCCGGAAACCTCAAGAAAGGCACCGAGGTCATTTATGTGATATTCGACGATCACACCGGGCAGCTGCTCGGCCGGATGGATGGCGAATGGTTCGGCGTACTCCGCGGAGACGTCGCGATCAATGGCAGCCTCGCGGTCGACGGCGACATCGCCACCGGAAGCCTCGACAGCGTCAACGGTCATGTCCATGGCGGCGTTGAACCCGGCAGCTCGACAACGAGCGGCCCACAGTAAAGGAGGCGGTTCTATTGGCAGTTATAGCAAAATGGAGGACAAAACAATGGGAGGTAACACCGAAAAAAGTGCTCACACTCACCGGGCTCTCTACCTCCTATGAGTTAAAAGCAGAGACCAACACAGACCTCGAGGACTCGCCAGCAACCAATGAGCGAGGTCGGAAGCTGGTGCCTCTGTCATTCACCACCGAGCTCAATGCAGCCCTCGGCGTCAACGTCGAGGCAGAGATCAAAGAGTGGGAACAGCTGGTCGGCAAGTCCGACTATTTTTATTTGTCCGGAAAGAAGTTCGGGCCAAAGTTCCAGCTCAAGAGGATCGACCTGAGCGACGTGCTGCTGGATGACTTCGGCCGGATGCACCGGGCCAAGCTCGGCATGACCTTCGAGGAAATAGCCGAAGAAAAAAAGGCCACAGGAACAGGGACGGCCCTGACCGTCGGCCCATCATCAGCAACAAAAGCAGAAGTGAAACCGACCAACACTGCACTCCAGAAGGCAAGCACCACCACCATGAAAGTCGGCAGCAAGGTCAAGATCATCGGTTCCAACTATGCAACCGGGCAGAAGATCCCCGGATGGGTGAAAGATCGCACGCACGTCGTCTCACAGATCAAGAACGACAGGGCGCTGCTCGGGCATCCGGACGGGATCAACAGCTGGGTATATACAAAAGACCTATCGCTCGCGTAAAGGAGGAATGTGTATTGAAAGCAAAAGGCAACAGCAGGCCAGAGCTCTGCGCGGCCAACCTGCTGCGAATAACTCGCGGAGAGGTTCCGTATGAGCGTACCAAAGGGCTGAGCATCGCCAACATCGACTCACCGGCGACAAGTGCTGGAAGCGATACGGCGGCCGACGCCGCGTGGCTCCTCGAGAATTATGAGCCGCGCATTGATGTCGACAGCGTCAACATTGAAGCCCTCACAAGCATCACCGGCGACTTCCTTCTGAACGCAGGCATCACCATCAATAATGCAAAGGAGGGAGACGCAAATGCCTGATCTTAATTTTATAACAACCGACTCGCAGGAGATCCACAAGACGATCATCGGCGAGCTGGAGAACGGCGTGGCTGAGCCGTTATACCCCGGGGACGAGCGTCGCCTGTTCGGGGAGGCTCTCGTCCCTCTTTTTGTGGCCATGTATAACGCCGTCAACGACGCAGCGCGCCAGAAAATGCTCAGATATGCTCGGGGCCCCGTACTCGATGCGCTGGGAGAACGCGCCGGCGTAACAAGACAAGAGCCGGTACCGGCAACCACGACGCTGCGCTTCTCAATGAACGCGCCGGTCGACTGGAATGTGATCATCCCGGCCGGCACCAGAGTCACCAATGACAATGTCAGGTACTTCGCAACGGACACCACGGCCGTCATCATGGCCGGAGCGACTTCCGTGACCGTACCTGCAACCAGCACAGAGGGCGGCACGATATACAACGACATCAAGATTGGAGACATCAACGTCATCGTTGACCTGATCCCATATGTGGATAGTGTGGAAAACATAACGGCCACTGCCGGGGGCAGCGACGAGGAAAGCGACGACAGCCTCCGGGAAAGGATCCGGAATGCTCCGTCCAAATTATCAACAGCCGGGCCGGTCAATGCCTATAAATACTGGGCCAAATCGGCAGACCCGACGATCTCCGACGTGGTCGTCCAGAACGAAAAGGAAACCATCACCCGGACGCTCTCCGTCTCTGCCGGCAAGGCATACAAAGGCGGTGGCAACCTGCTGCCCGACACCCTAAAGGTGTACGCATCCGGAAGCTCTACGCAGGCCACACTCGGAACGGACTATACGGCAGCATATGAGGACGAGCTGCTCACCATCACCATGACACCCGGCGGCGCTCTGGAAGCTGCTGAGGAAATCAACATCGAAATCGACAGAACCATGGACGGACGGGTGAAGATCGTGCCGATCTGCTTCGGTGGAGTCATACCGAGCCAAGGCATCCTTGACAAGGTGCTCGCTGCGTGCAGCGCCGACGACGTCAGGCCACTCACCGACCATGTGACCGTCGAAGCTCCAAGCGTCCACTATTATGACATTGAGCTCAAATACTACACGACGGCCGCAGAAGAAAGCAAGGCCATCGAGACCATCGAGGGCCCCGGTGGAGCCATTGACCAGTATATCTACTGGCAAGACTCGGCGCTGGATCGCGACATAAACCCCGACAAGCTGCGCGCCCTGATCCTTGCCCCTTCATGGGCCAGCGATCTGGTCGGTGCAGTGCGGGTGGACATCATCAAGCCAACATTCACAAAACTATCGGCGACGACAGTGGCCAAACACAGCGGCTCGCTCGTTGTTTCTCATGAGGTGGTGGTATGATGCGGCTATCAGAGGCAGACATCCGGAAGCTGATCCCGATATTCATGCGGGACGATACAGCCGTCGAGGCTCTGGCCAAAGCGGTCAATAAACTAATCGCGGAACCCGGCAGCAAGGTCAAGCAGCTGCGAACATGGGACAAGATCGACGAGCTCGACGATGCAGAGCTTGACGAGCTGGCGTGGGAGTTAAATGTCGACTGGTACAGCTCAGCCCTCCCTCTGGATCGAAAGCGCGAGACAATCAAAGTATCGGATCTGGTTCATGCGAAGCGCGGCACCAAACGGGCCGTTGAGCAGCTGGTCAGCGCTTACTTCGGCAGCGGCTATGTTCAAGAGTGGTTCGATGCCGCGTATCCGTTCGATGCGGCTCCTTACCACTACATCGTCCTGACCTCAAAAAAGGACATGACGGACGAAATATTTCAAGAGTTCCGCAGGATTGCCACCGAAGCAAAGAGCGCCCGCTCTATCCTTGACGGTATTTTCTACTATGAGGAGTGCGGCGCTGTCATAATAGCGACCAGAACGGTGGAGCCTACGGTTTTTAACTTCCCGAAGTGCGGGACAAGACACAAGCCCGCATATATCGGAAAGTTTATTGAGAGCGCCGTGGAGGCCGGCCGCGAAATAACCAGCAAAGCTTTCAGCATAAGCAAGGCCGGCACAACAAAGGCGGGGCTCAACCATAAGCCGGCCATGGTCGGACGAGTTATGGAGGCCGCAGCAGCCACCGTGGCCGCATCCATAACAAGGCAGACGTTCAACTTTATAAAATGCGGCACTCGCAAAACAATGCAGTAAAGGAGGCGAAACCAGTGGCATTTTACACAAGCAATTTTCTGGCCAAGAGGAGAACGTGGTGGATGAAAAACATCCATAAAGTTCAGGCCAAAGTCGGCAGCAACTATGTCGACGGAACCATTCAAAGGAAAGCCATCGAAGGCAACAACATCGTGATCCATGCCGTTTTTAGTGGCTTGAACGGAGGAGCAGCTGCAACCATTACCGGGATAAGGATCATAGACATCGACGGCGAGGTGGCAGCTGAGCAGCCTGACAATGTCTCGGTCGCATCCGGACAAGGCGCAATATTCAAGATAACGCTCCCCATCACAGAGGGCGCGGTGTAAAGGAGGCGAGATAAATGTATAAAGCGATCAACTGGGTGGATCATGTCGAAGGCATTCAGGAAGGCACCGACCAAAGCGCCGAAAACTTCAACACCATGGACGCCGGGATCTTTGAGTCCATCGCACTCAACGGCCTGCTCGCTATGAGAGCAAGGCTGCAGCGTGATGCACAGGCCGAGGCCGAAGTCGTGGCCATTGAAAAGACGCTCACCGGAAATACAGCTCAAAATGTCGACATACCGGCGACCAAAACAAGGAACCGTACCACCTACAATGTGACGGCCGAAATAACAGGAGCAACCGGGGGCACCGTCGGAGACATTATCATCACCGCGAAGCAGGCCAACGGCTTCAAGGCGCAGTATAGTGGCACGGCCTCCAGCGTAACGCTGAGATTGAAGGTTCAAGGAGGTATGATGTAAATGGCCAACGTCATTATCAAAACAGACGAGCAAAGGGCCCATGAGGCCATGATCCTGAAAAGCTACGGGGTAAACCCTGAGAGAGCAACTGCTGAGCAGCGGGAATGTGCAAGAGAAATCTCAAGGCATACCGCTGAAATAAAAAAAGAAATGGAGGCTAACAGAATATGATCATTAGAGAACAGAACGAAGGCCCGAAAATCCCCTACACGGTGGACGGCAACAAGATCACGTTCGGAGACGACGAGATCACCCTCAACCTCATAAAGTACGAGAGGGACGAGGCTCAGACTATCGACATATGCAGGGATGACGACAAGATCCTGATCGCAGGCCCTTCAAAGTATTTTGTCGCAAATATCAATATCCCGGCGAGACAGTACGAGGATCCGGAGAAAACCATCCCCATCCCCTTCTCGATGGACAATGTCGAGCTCGTTTTGTGGGCTCTTGTGGAGGTGTAAATCATGGCTATAACAAACAGAGACTTTGATGTCGCCGTTCGCCTGCTGAGCGGCGGCACAAATGAAGCGATTTACAACGACGTCGGCCTCCCGTCCATCATGGTGAGGAAGGATAAAAAGCAGATCTCCGAAGTCATAGCCGGAGGCAGCGCAAGCACTCACCCGGCCTTTATAGTGGACGGTGTCGAGGTGCCCTCTTTCTACATGAGCAAGTTCCTGAATGTCGTATATAAGGGCAGAGCCTACTCCCTGCCTATGCAGGATCCCGGAAACTCCATAAACTTCGACAATGCAAAGGCAGCCTGCGAAGCAAACGGCCCGGGCTTCCACCTCCCTACTATTGCCGAATACGCTTTTATTGCACAGGAAGCACGGAACCGCGGCACAATGCCGAGAGGCAACAACAACTATGGCAAAGACTACTCGGCCCCATGGGAAAAAGGCATACCGACATATGAATTTGACAGTGGCGGCTCTCATTATATCGGCAGAGTGGCCACAGGTTCAGGCCCAGTCTCATGGTCAGACAACTGGCAAGAAGATGGAATATGGGACTTGAATGGTA